TTCCTTAATGGACGTTATCTTTTACAGATTTAGGATCGTTTCCGAAACTGTCTTTATCTGAAATTTTTCCATCTTTATTATGTATAACCAATTCTGATTTTTCATTCTTGGCTTGCTCTCGTCCAACTTCTTGAGCTTCTTTCTTCGTATCAGTAAGCTTAGAAGCTTTTTCATTACCTTCTTTTTTAACTGCCCACTTCTTTTCATCTTTGCGATATGTTATATGCACATTTTTCTTAGTCATTATTTTCTCCTTTAATATAGCTTATTATTTTTTCAAAATCTCCTATATGTCCGTCTTTTTTTAGAGAATTAGCTTTGAAGCTAATTACTTTAATATTACCTTTTACATAGCCCAATTCAGGAATTATTCTATCTAACGAAGGAGAACTATCCCTTTCTTCAAGAGAATTACCAGTAATAATTTTTATTCCAAAAACGGGACACACTTCCGGTACAATAATGTCTTCAACGGTAATGTCTATAGGCAGATTTTTTTGTTTAGCACGTTTCTTGGCGTTTTGCAAAAGCCATTCTTCAGGCTTATCTTTTCTTCTTTGTTTGCTTATTTGAAGCAGGTGCTCTTTATTATCATGGTAATATTCTTTTTTGTATTCAAGGTGTTTTTCTCTAAACTTGTAATAAGATTTATTATTTTTCGCCTTGTGCTTTTCATAATTATTATGATAATCTTCTTTCATTTTCTTCAAGATAGTATCTCTATTTTCCAAATACTTCTCTCGTCTTTTTCTTTTTATCTCATCTTTATGAGTTTCTAAATATTTTCTCCTAACCTCTTTGCAAGCAACGCAATGTGTCGCATGCTCTCCTTTTTTGGTTAATGGAAAATCTTCAAGAGGCTTGATGTTGTGGCAGCATATGCATTTTTTAGTCATACCTGCCTACAACAATATTGATAGTTTCGGGCAAACTTCGTTATTTTATTAAATTTTTGTTTCAAACTCAATAACGTAGCGAAGCCAATTCTGTTGCTCGGTAAAAACGATGTATTCATCATTGATGACACCGGACTGCCCGCCTTTTGCCCAGACACTCATACATGGCTTAATCTTATCCAAGGTATAAGGATGTGCAGATGTCGCTATTTTTTGCTTGCCACAAATAACATCGGTCAAAAAGACATACCCCTTGTTATCCGATCCATTAGACCAATACGACCCCTTTGATGATGAATAATTTACAGCTTTAGAACTATGACCAAAATAGATACCACCCTCTCCAGGTTTACTGCTGGAATACATCGCCCCAGCCACGGTAAATCCCGCTCTTGGCTTAATTAGTTTACTGCTTAGTATCTTGGGGAAATTGGGAGTTCTTGTTCCGTGAAACAAGGGCAGAACATTGGCTTTGTCATAAAGACTTTCATACTCTTTACTCTCTAATACTCTACTGCTCCAAATTGGCTTTAACAAACTTGGCAACTCGGATCTTTTTTGATCTTGTTTGGCTGCCTTGTCGAGCATCGCCATATATTCTTCATATTCAGCATTTCTTACAAGCTTAAATATGTTGTGTATTTTTAATTTACCCAAAAAACTATGATTACTTGCCCTGGTCTTGTGAAACAGGGTATCAATCCACTTATAAATTGGATCAGAAGGATCAAGCCATTCCATTTCCGTCTTTAATGACTTATACTGCTCATCAACGGCATTCTTTTTGGTTAGAACTTTTTCTACATCTTTCGCCCCTTCCAACGTGTCTAATACATCGAATTGAGCATCAAGTTTACTGTCATTATCAAATCTTAATTGATCAATATCTAATCTACGATATCCAAAGTTCATCGGAATATTGCTATAGTATTTAGATGATATCTCATTCAATAATTTAGTATCTTTTGCTCCAGCAGCCACGATCTTGCGGGCTTCTAAAAGAAAATCTCTTCCTTTATTGATTTGATCTAATGATAATTGTCCCAAAGCACACTTGGATGTATCCAATGTATCCACAATGAACTGCTCAATGGAACCAAACCAATTCTTGACAAGAGATTGAACTTGTGGATGTAGAGTTGATTGAACATCTTCTCTAACTGTAAAGCCAAGTTTTTTAGCCGTATCTTCTGTTAAAAGAGATGAACTGACTTTTGATTTACCAACTTCACTTCCAATTTCAGCTTTTACCAGTTTAATTTCCTGATATCCCTTTTTAACTTTGCTTTTGACAATCTTTTCACCTTCAGACTCTGCATGTGATAATGAATTAACTGCCCTAAACTCTTTTGTCAAATTGCCGCCCGTTCTGCCCCATTGTGAATAAAGATATAAATTATTATCTGAACATTTAACAATTTCTAAAGAATACGTTTTATTAGAATTATCTTCCAAAGAAGTGTAGTTTAATGTCCATTGCTTAATAGAATCAACAATATTAACCTTAAGGTCTTTAATAACTGGAAGCGACATTTTTCCTCTTTATCTTATTTTCAGACGACCCGAAGGTCTGTTTTGATAATCTATTATTTAATGATGTTGAGAGAGCTTTATCTCGACAAAATATATTTACTTACCAGTATTATCTGGTACAAACCTAATAACAACGGCGCCTGTTTCATCGCCAGCTCCATTGACCGCGGCATAGGTACAAATCATTAGTTTGTTTTTATAAGGATAACAGCAATTAGAGCCTCCATTGCTTGCCCCAGATAAACAGGAAAACTGTTTATTTCGGCTTTGAATAAGGAGATGATTGCTCATATTATTGAATTGAAATTCAGAACAACTAGCTATGAGAAGACAAATAAAAATTAACCAGTATTTCATGGAGACTAATATAACTTGCTCCTCTGGCGTTTCGTACAAAATAAGGCGCCGGGGGTTCGCTGTCAAGCGCGCCATATAAAAAAAGTTATCGTTATATACATTCTGTTGGTTGTATATTTACCCGAGTATGTGCTACTTGGATTCTAAATTGCAATTGAACGCCAAACACTGTTTAAAACACTTGGAGAATATTATGACAAATACATTTGATCCTGGGACCAAAGTTCCAACTTATGCGCCAATATGGAGCACCGAAATGCTAGAGTTGCCGAAAGATAGGGCGACACTTAATGCTTGGGCCAGATCTTTTTATGCTTTAGAACCTGACGTGAATAGACTCATCAATCAACATGCTATGTTTATTATGAATAGTTTTGATTTGAAAGAGTGTAAATCACATAAAGCAAATCAATTCTTTATTGAACAATTCAATATATTGGGCCTCCCAGCTATGTTGGAAAATATGATTATAGAGTATTTTGTTCTTGGAGAGGTGTTTCTTTATTTAGAATTAAGTGAGGCTAAAGCAAGTTGGTCTAGATTAATAATTCAAAATCCAGATTACATTATAGTTAAAAGAAGCGTTGTCTCTGAATCTAAATATTATTTGAGACCTGACGAAAATTTAAGAAGACTTTGTTTTTCCGATAGGGTAGAAGATAAATTTGTTAGGAATCTATTAAATCCTACAATAGTTGAAACAGTTAAGAATGGCGAGAATATCCTTCTCGATTCATTTAATACTCATACAATATGTCATCGCATGTCTCCTTATGAAATAAGGGGCACTTCTTTTTTAACTCCATTATTGTTGACGCTTCAAAAAAAGGATAAGAGCATAGAAGATAAGCTTATTATTAGAGAGTCTCTTTGGGATATTACTGCTGTAGAGAATAAGACTATTGGCCAAGATGTTTTAATGATGAGATATGAAATGCTAGTAACGTCTCTAGAGAATTGGTTTAATACCAAACTCATCGCTCCAGTAGCGAAGCTTCAAGGCTTTAGCACCGGAACTAAGGTTAAGAAATTAGTACATCCAGAAGTTAAGTTTGATAGGCAGAAATTAAAGTCCGCTCTATTAAAAACTATCAACAACAAATAATCTCATTGTTGGTGGAGTTTGGAAACAACCCCATCAGCAACCAAACAAATCGCTCCGCCTGCGAAGACCCACAGGACGAAAGATGCCAATTTGTAAGGCTCCTGAGCAATCATATAAATTGCAGCGCCCGCCCAACAGCCTGAGCAGAAGGGGCACTCGAACAACTTATAAAAAAACGGTCCAAGCGGTCCCGCACGGAATAAGAGATTGCGCATTTTAGCCATAAGACCAAAAGGACCTTCTGATTGCGTGACGAAAAATTGTAAACCAAAAATAGCTAGAAAAGCAATTAAGGTGTCCATTTATTAGGGTCTCCTTCAATTAAGGCTTCGCCCAATTCATCTTGCATTGCTTCCATATTTACTTTATCTCGTTCCGCATAGAAATCCCACATAAACTCTTTGGCTTCTGGAACGCAAGCTTCCATACCGATAGATATTAAATATTCGCGTTGTTTATAAAACGCAGCTGTCATTGCTGCATAACAAACGCGACACTCGGTATTACCAACGCACTTGCACCCTAATGTATCACAGATGCACTTTTCAAACTTTGGACAATCACACATCTAATACCTCACCATTCCAATTTTCAATTGAAAGAAGAAGGTCTTCATATTCATCAAAGGACGTTCTTTCTCTCTGAAGGTTATCTTGATACTCATATTCAATTATTATGTACATACGTGCTTCACGCTCCCATTGTTCCATCATAATTTGTTCATCTGATATATAATCAAAATTATCATATTGGTGCTCAAACTCGAACTCAAGATCTGGTATATATTCTTCTTTTTTCATATCCATTGCTCTTTATCTTTTGTTAGTTCTAACAGCAAATCTTCATATTCATCTAAATGAATACTTGCTTCAAATACTAACTTTTGTGCACAGTACTCTATATATCCCATAGAATTATACATTCGTATCATACCGTCTTCTATTTCGCCATCTATATCATCAGCGCTACATTCTATAAGCGAGCCGTTAATACCATCAAATAATTCGCCTTCTGTCATATGAATGCCTTCAAGTTTAAATATCTTTGCATACGATTCATGCATTTATTCTCTGATAAAGGTAAAAAATTACCCTTAGCATCTTGCTCGAAAAAGAAGTCACTTTGCAAATTACAATTATCAATCTTAATAAGAAGATTTTTATTAATATAAATTTCAAAATAATCGATAACCCTATATTGATTTCCTTGAAAAAACAATACCATTTTATATTCTTTATCTAAAGTTTGATTTATAATATTAAGAACAGGGGCACGGTAGGCCTCATAGGCATCAAAGATTCCAAAATAAGAGGGCTCCCAGCCAACATTACCGGGATAGTAATGAATATACTCTACATCAGAAGGATAATAATAAGCGTCCAAGATATTATCAGCCTCATTAAGCTCAATGTCGTCAAATAATTCTTCGTCAGTCATATAAAGACTCTTAAGTTTAAATATCTTTCAACAAACTTATCAAAATCAGCTTCGGTAGAATGAACTATTTCTTTCTTACCATTTTCTCGCATGTCACATTGGCAAAATGCATCAAAAAAATCTTTATCTTTAAGTGGAATTGAGAACAAATCTATTCTATCATCTCCATTTTTACGAAAGGCACGAAAAACATTCTCTCTATATTCCCACCAAGCGTTATACTTGGTTGTTTCAATGCTAAAAGAAAAGTCATCCCAATATGGAGGCATGCTTATAGCTATTCCGTTGGCTGCATATATAACATGATGATGTTGACATTCATTTTCACCATCATATGCGTCTCCTTGATTTAATTCGACATCATCAACAAGAACTTCATCATTCATCATCATTTTCCTCTTTTTTAAATCGATATCCTACTCTCTCAATTACTTCGTCAGGTATCCCTGCATTTTTTAATTCTTCTTGCCAATTATCATAAGGATCATCTCCATAAGTATAAGGATTTTGCTGACCAATAGTAAAACAAGACGGCTCGCTATAAACTCGACCATAAGGGGTTTCTATATACGGGAAGACCTCTAATGGCGAATCTGCACAACAACCACAGTTATGTCTAACATCATAATTGGAAACGAGACTATTGACTGATTTGCTATAACAAGTAATCTTGCCCCAACGATGTTCTCTAACTTTAATATCAGGATATAATTTTAGCAGGGCTTCTAACTTATCTGCTTCAAGAGTCTTTTCATTAATCTCTTGGCGCAATTTGGCAATTCTTCTTGGCATGGATAAACGAATGGCTTCTTCCGCTTCATGCTTGCGTTGTTCCATTTCTTGTTTGCTTTTTTCTATTTCTTCGGGGGATCTTCCGTCTCTTATTGTAAGATTCATAGCTTTCTTTCAAATGAAAATCCACCCGAAGTTTTATCCTTCGGATGGATCGATTTCCAATATCAACTCTTATTTTTATCTGTGCCCACCATGACCACCATGATATCCGCCCCCTCCATGATAACCTCCACGGTATCCATGATAGTAACCATGATATCCTGGGTAGCCACCACGATAGAAATGACCGCCATAATAATATCCATAACCAGGGCTAATCCAAACGCCATAGGCCGCATTATAGTAATATGGGTATCCATTATAGTATTGAACATTAACTAAATGACAGCCATAATTATCACAAACCTCTACGGTCTGAACAACTGGCCCTTGTGCATAGGCGGTATCTTCTACGACACAGCCCGTTAAACCGAAACAAACAAGCAAAGCTAAGATTAATTTTTTCATATTTCACCTCTTAAATGATTAAGATGTTCTCATCTGGTCTAAACAAACCAATATAATGAGCATTTCCTACTCGACATTCAATGTTTCTAGAGACATGGATAGATAGAGGAGAGTGAGTATGACCCGCTAAAACAATAGCGTGTTTTTTCTTGTGTTCTTCCATTATTTTCTCTAAAGCTTGCCCCATATAGGAATTAACATTATATGGAAGCCAGAACTTCTCTAAAAACGTCCCCACATCACGAGTTGCTTCTTTCCAACAAGGTATGTGTGTCAAAATATATATAGTTTTATATCCCTGATCAATAGCTTTATTTAACTTTTTTGCAATGTCCTCGGCCGATTTTTGAGCCATTTCTTCCCAAACCTTAATGCGCCCTTGCATATTGGGAAGCTGGCGGAAGTTTTTAACCATAAACCAGTCAAAAGTTAATCGAAGATAATTTGGTTTACCACCTTTAGCATCATACCAACCCTCTGTTCCAATAAGAGCAGCCCCGTCATTAAGAAGCATTGGCTCAGATTCCGTCATCCAAATCAAATTTGAATGTTTTTGGCAGAGGTGCCTAATATTATCATGCATCTTTTCAAGAGAAGAGAAGTGATAATCATGGTTTCCAATGACAAAATAGATAGGACATTTGATAAAAGTAGCTAAAAGATTGAGGTGAAAAGGAGTTAATAAGCCGTTTGAGATGTCTCCCGTTAGAAAAATACCAGCCGGATCTTCTTTTTTAATGTGCCAAATGAATTTGACTAAGTTCCATGGCATCAAGGTGTCAAGATGTAAATCCGTAAGCCAAATATATCGTTTCTTTAGGTCCATAACTTTCCCACCAATGTTTGAAGGCGTTTAATATATGCCTCAATATATTGTGGTGTCACCTTAATTAAGTACTCTGCATCTAATTCTTGTTTAACTTTGCGCAGCTTCTTACTGCTTGGCGTGACATTTAGGCTAGCAACAGACTCTATAGTAACGATTGGGTTAAATTCATCACCGACATTGGCGTTTTTATAGACATCATATTTCAAATCATATGCACATAAAAACCGACGCTCTATGTCAGTTATCCTATATAATAATGTAGATTTATTGTAAGTTGAAAGAACAATGTCGCCAACTTGTAACGTTCTGTCAGAAGTAATGAAATCTTTCATTTATTTATCCTCAATTGGCCAAAGAGATTCCAAAGCTATCCACATATCTTGATGTGCCATCACCTTAATAACAGGAATGGGTCCACGACTTGGATGACTAGCTACTGTTTGATCGGCTATAATAAATACTTCGGTCTTGTTTTTTAGCCAACGATCATGCTTTTCAACAACCCCAATATTATCTATAGATGAAGAGAAGCCAAATTTCTCATCAGTAGGATAGTCTGGGCGCCAAAATAAATATCTCTTACCTATTTCTGTAGGTTGCCAGATGGTTTTATTGTCTATTACGCTCTGTGTCATATTATTTCACCATATCTAGGAACTCGTCCTCGGAAATAAGTTTCGTTCCCATCTTCCTTGCAGCTTGCGCTTTAGAAGATGTGCTGCTTGGATCGGCAATAACTAAGAGAGTTAATCCCTTTCCTACTGCACTCTTCACATCAGCGCCAGCTTCTGAAGCCATTTTCTCTAAGACTGGCCTCTTATTAACCATTGCTCCTGTAAAACATACAGATTTCCCGGTCAATTTGCCGAACGTCTTACCCTTAATCTTGACTCCATTCTTAATCAAATCAAGAATAACTTGTTGTTGATTGACCAATCCATCAGCCAAAGACATTGCTTTGGTAGGTCCAACACCAGGAACCTTCTCAAATTGAGTTGCATCTAGTTGACCAAACTTCTCTAAAGTATCACATCCAGCATTCATAATAGCTTTGATTGTAGATTGCCCAATCATAGGAATGGATAAGCCGCCAAGAAAAACTTCCAATGGAACTTCTTTGGCTGCCCACAGGTTATCATAACATTTTTGAGCAGATTTGTCGCCCATGCGATCTAACTTTGCCATATCATCTACTGACAATGTATATAAATCGGCAACCGTTGTTACCAATTTAGCTTCAACAATCTTTTCAATCAGGGTATCGCCAAACTCCAAAATGTTTAATTCCTTAATCCAATTCTTAATTCGACCAATGACTTGTGCCTTACAATCGAAATTGTAGCACATTAGGTTCTCGCCATCAAATCGAACGTTCTTGCCGCACTCTGGACAAGTAGTCGGGGCTTGAGCAACAGTTCCTGTGCTTTTAATTAGCTCCTCAATACGAGGAATAACGTCATTGGCGCGAGCTACGAGGACAGTCGCGCCAATATCTAGGCCAAGCTCTTCGATATATGACATATTATATAGGCTGGCACGAGTTACAGTGGCTCCAACTAGAAGAACCGGATCAACAGTGGCTACGGGAGTTAGTCTTCCGCTATTGCCAACCTGCCAAACGATATCTCGAATGACTGATTCGCGAGACTCATTGTCAAACTTAAAAGCAATAGCTCCCTTGGGACGCATATCTTTGTCGCCCAGAGCTATTTGCTTGGCCATATCGTTAATACGAATTACCAAACCATCAATGTCATAATCTAATTTATCGCGTTCTTTGTCCTGATAAACTCTCCAATGAACATTGACGCTTGCGGCATCTGCGGCTACCCAATAATTTGGAGTATCTAAATCCTGTTTCTGAAGCCAAACCATCTGTTCTTCTTCAGACTTAAAATCAACATCTCCCAGAACTTGGTAGAAAAGGATGTTGAGTTTATCTGAACCTAGACCGTCTAGCCTTTTGCTAGTCCCCGAGGCAGCATTACGAGGATTAGCCTTGTCAGCAAAGTATTGTTTATGGTTGCTCTTAGTCATAATAATCTCACCACGAAGAGAGCCATTAAACTTATCTTTTAGATGAGAGGTAACTCCAGCCATTTTAACTACGTTAGAAGTAATATCTTCTCCCGTTTCGCCATCACCCCTAGTAATGGCTTGGGTAAGACTACCATGCTCATAAATCACTTCAATGGAAAGTCCGTCTAACTTCTCAGTAATAAAAAGCTTTTCTTTTGCCGCATAATCATCTACCCACTTAGACAATTCGCTTGGATGATTAACCTTATCCAAGGAGCCCATGGGGATTTGGTGTTTGGCTTTTTTCCATTCCGAAGGGACTACGGGAGCCCCAATAGCGGTGACAGCTTTATTAGTTGGGTCGAGAAGGCGCAATTCATCTACCCAGGCATCATATATCTTATCAGAAATGGTAGGCTGTCCATTATAATAATCATTGCGGGCTTTGAAAATCTTGTTTTCAAGCTCTTTAACACGATCTTTGTTCATTTTACTCGCTCGGTAAGTGCAGTACAGTTAAAATTCGGGCGCAAGGCGCACGGCTCCAGACACCCCGCCTACAACATAAGGCTGGGGCGGGGCATGTCAAGGGGCCGACAATTTATTTTGATGGCGGGTGACGAATGGCTATCTTACGAATATGCTCTAAAAATAAATCATGATTAAGCCTTTGCTTAAGAAAATTGCAAATTTTACAGCATGGAAGAAGATTATCAACATCAGTATAATCTTCTTTAGGCTCTTTCTTATCTATTCCATTATAAAGGACCCAACTATCTTGCCACCGTTGAAATGATAATCTGCTAAATTTTCCGTTTTGATTTTCCTTATAAATTGAGCCGTGAGGATTAACAAGGTGAGGCTTAGCCCCGCAATAATAACAATCCATTTTTACTAAAACCAAAAATAGATCAAAATCTAACTTGCCAGCTTCATAACCATAAGTGTGATATAATCTCTTATATGGCTGTAATCCAGTTTTATCATAAGGTAAAACCCTTTGTTTGCTATTTTTACTGCCTTTTGGTCTTCCTATTCGTTTTGACATTTTTTGCTTTCGCTTTGGGTTTAATAATTTTAGTTTCCGACTCTAATTTTAATATATTAAAAGGGGCGCTCACGCCGGCACTAAAAGCAGCAGCAGCTGACAAAGCCATATTAATTCGGTCTTCTGGCTTCATACCTTCGGTAGCAAACATGGCACCTAACGCCAAATCGGCTCCACAGCCAACCGCCTCAAATGGTGCTGCGGGCAACCCTACCTGATGGTCGCCTTGTACAGCATATAGTTTGCCCTTATAACCTACTAAGAAGCTACCGCCAGTAGTAGCTGCGGCATCACCGAAACCATTTTGGGAGAAACATTGACGAACCGCATCA